GTGCACCAGCGCGTTTTCAAATGCGGGGATGGTAACTAGGGAAACTTCTTTCAGCGTTGACGCGTGCACCAGCAGGTTGCCCTCGTCGTCAAAGCTGTATTCCTGCAAGTGGACGCCCACGCTAAAACTGTCGCGGGTGCCGTTTGCGGCTTTGGTCAGCGCGTCGTCACCCTCGGCGCCCTCGGGCACCTTGAACGTGGCTTTGGGCTTGCTGCCGTCGTCGGCAATGTCCTGCAAGAAACCAACGCTGCGCTCAGTGTCGTGCTGCACCAGCATCTTGACCTTTGACAGCGGCGTCGGCGCGGTGATGCTGCCGGCGCCCACAAAGATGGTTGGTCCTAGGCTGGTATGCCCCACGACGCCATACTCGACTATGTCGCCGGTAATGGTCCGCTGCGACGCTGACGCCGTCAGCAAGCCGGCTGACAGGTTTAGGTATGCGACTTTCTTAGGGTGGCTCATTCTGTGACCTCCAACGGGCGCCCAAGCTCCATGGCGCGCAGTTCTTCGACGGTATAAATTTCGGCTTCCTTGGCAACTTTGTAAGCATCCATGCGTGCAGCAAAGTCGCCGCGCAGCAGCTCGGAGTAGTCGAACCTGCACCACGTGCCGGCCGGCAACATATCGTCCATGCTGAACCGTGCGGCAATGGCTTCAAGGTAGGGAGACAGCGCGTAGTCAATCAGTTCTCGAGTACGTGACGGGCTGTTGCTGTAGGTGATGCTGCTGCCGTTGACGCTGGCGTCCACAGCCCACGCCGGGAAACCTGCTGCCCTGGCAATGTTCAGCGCGGCGACGTTGCGGCCGTCAATAAGCAGCTGCTCGACGGGCTGCCCCATGGTCTTGGCTTCGACGCTCTGGTTGGTGAAGCTGACGCCGCCGTTTTTGGTGCGCCGGTTGGTTGCCCAGCGGTCAATCAGCGCGTCAATCTGTTCCTCGGTCAGCGGGTCGCCGCCGGTCTGGTGCAAGTCGATGCTCGGCACCGGGTTGTCACTGGCGCGGCCGGCGGCAATGTCGATGGCGCGCGCCTCGCGCAGCACGGGCTGCGCGTAGTTCAGCAAGCCCTCGTCTATGCCGTCAACGCGCACGACGTCAAAGCTGTTGACCTCGATGCCGAACGCCTTTACCAGCTGGCCGGCGGCGTCAAATTCTGCTTTCCACTCGGGCACCCAGCGCAGCCGCGCCGGCCGGCTGTCCTCGGCATAGCGTTCTTCGACGGTGAACCATGCGCGGCCGTAAAACATGAGAGCTTCCGTCACCCATGCCATGGTGACAAAGCGCGGCCGGCCGGCCTCGGGCTGCACCACAATCTTGGGCTGGCGGGTCAGCACGGCGTTGCCCCGGTACGCCACCAGCGGCATGCGCCCGATAAAGCCGCACGCCGTCTTGCGCAGCTTGGCAACGGCGCCGATGCCCATGGCGGTGCCACGGTCAATGTTGACGTAGTCAAGCCCCAGCAAGTGGGACAGCGTCAAGGTCTGGAAGTGGTCACGCGGTGCGGCGTCAGGCTCGGCGTAGTCCCAGCTGACGATATTGCCGGCCAGAATGTCGGCGCCGGCAGCCGCTTGGCGGGCAAGGATGCCGGCCGGCTTGGCTAGTGGCTTATTCCATAGGGGCATACAGATAAGCCTGTATGCCCCCGTAACGGATTCAAAATTACATGGTGGTAGTTATGCCCCGGCAGCGGCTTTGCGGGCGCGGTAGGCTTGCTGGCGGGCTGCTGTCAGGGTGTTGTCCTGGCCGGCATGCTCGGCAAGGTTGTGCTGCCGGCCGGCTGACAGTCCGGCGTCCTTGTCGTTGCGCAGCGCGCGCCAGCTCGGGCACAGCGTGCACAGCACCACGACGGAAAACTGTGTCTTGTCAAGTCTGATGGTCATTTGCTGCCCCTGCCCATGTAGATGGCCGGCGCCGGCATGACAGCCGGCGCTTGCTCGTGCAGCCTCAGCGCAACGGTGGCAGCCACCAGCTCGGGGATGGGGCCACGGCTGTGCCGGCGGCTGAAAACCTTGCTGTCACCCATGGGACGGGTGGCGGCAGCCTCCACGGCAGCACGGTGCCCTGGGTCGCCGTCGTGCAGCACGCTGCCGTCTTCGATATGCCCCATGTAGGCAACGCAAGCCGTGGCAAAGTCTCGGGCCGTCAAGGTCTGCACCTCGACGCCGTTGCTGCCGCTGCGCGCGTTGGGCAGCCGGCGCAGCTGGTCGGTCACGGCCTTGGTTGGTCCGCCGTCGTCGGCGCCGATGGCTTTGGGCCGGCGCTCCACGTAGAGCTTGGCGACGGCCGGCGCCAGCCACTCGGCGCCGGCGCCCTGCTGCACCAGCTTTAGCGCCGGCTTGCCGGTCAGCTCGTCATGCCAGCACGCGTAGATGGCGGCGCAGCTGCGGTCGTGCGCCACTTCATAGGCAATGGTCACGCGGGACCATGGCGCGCCGGCCATGGTGTCGTCAAATTTCAGCGCGTCCCACTTGGCAAGGTCGATGACGGCCTCAGACGTTGACGTCCAGCGGTTCATATACGCGCGCAGCCACTCGCCCTGGCTCTGGCTGTCGGCGTCGTCGGCAAGGTCTTGCAGCGTGATGGTATGCCCCACGGCCGGGTGAAATAGCCAGTTGTCTGGCGTGTAGGGGTCCAGCCCGTCAGCCAGACTCCACTCAAAGTAGGCAATGCCGGCGCCGCTGTCGCCCACGGCCAGCCGGCCTTGGTCTACCCATGACTTCATAAACACGCTGTCAGCGGTGCCGGCCGTGCTGACAAGCCACAGCTGCTTGTCAGGCAAGGTCAGCTGCGCCGGCCGGATGGCGCCCATTAGGTCATTGCCGGCGGCTTCGTCGTGGGCAAATATTTCATCCAGCATGACGTCATGCGGGGTGTAGCCGTGCAGACTCTTGGCAGTCGGTGCAAACGGGCTGATGGTGCTGCCGGTGGGGAACGTCAGCGCTTGGCTGCCGGCGGCAATTCGTTTCGTGACGAACTGCGCCAGCGGGCCGTTTTCAATGTCCTTGACCAAGTCCAGCCAGCGGGCCGTGGCGTCCTTGCCGGTCTGCGCGGTGTAAAACGCAATGCGGTTGCGGCTGCGCAGCGCACGCTGCGCCAGCACGGTGCGCATAAGGGTGGTCTTGCCAGACTGCCGGGGCACCGTCAGCACCACGATGGGGTAACGGTAGCGCCGGCTGTCGTCGGCGCGTTTTTCCGATGCCACGCGTGCCACCTGCACCTGCCACGGCATAAGCTGCCGGCCAAGCAGCTTGGCGGTGCCAAGAATCTGCCCCAGCTCGTGGGGTGCCCCTGGCGTCGGCGCCGTGGCGTAGGTGGCTGTGCTGTCGCGCAGCGCGTCGCGCAGCTCGGGCAGCTCGTCGGCTGTGATCGTCATTTGGTCGCAAGTCCTCTGCGTAGTAGTGATTCGTCGGCGTTGACTGGGTACTCGATGCCGCTGGCTTTGTTGACGTCGTCATACCAGCTGGCCGGCATGCCCATCATTTGTGCCGGCCAGCCGTCAATGGTGACGTCGCGGAAGTCGCCCGTCATGGCCGGCGCCCGAACGCCAGCAGCAGCCAGCTGGTGGCTGCCAGCAGCGCCAGCACGATGATGCCGGCCAGCAGCTCGACGGCGGCGACGGCGACGGCCGCAGCGGCAAGCAGCAGCTCCACGCCGGCCATCATTTTATGCCCCTGATGGCAGCCAGCAGCACGCCGGCCGTGCACAGCACCAGCAGCCCGTAAGTGATCGCCACGGCCAGCGTGGCGGCGTCGATGCTAGACAAGTCCGGCCTCCTGCATCATCTGTGTAAAGCGGTCTGCTGTCTCGGGCTTGGGCAGCTTGTCCAGCGCTTCCATAAGCGGCTTGACGGCCAGCGCGGTGCCGGCTGCTTTGCCGGCGGCAGCGCTGACGGCCACGGCGTGGGCAAGGTCCATGACTAGCTGCGCCATGACTTGGTCTTGGTCTTTCAGCAGCTCGAGTTTTTGCAGCATTGCAAGGTGCTGCGCGCAGCGCGTTTCAAGCTTGCTCATACCGTGCGCCGGCTGCTCAAAGCCGGGCAGCATGGGTGCGGATTCGGTCACTTTCGGGCCTCCTTTTGTTTTGAGTCGGGGAAAAAAGATCGG